CAGATACCAGCGTCCCGTAACTCTCCGTATCCACGTCCGCCGCGTCCCCGTCGCTCATCGCCCACAGTTCACCAGTGACCACCACCTGATCGGTAGTATTCGTGCCGTCCTGGGAATACAACACTGTCAGCACCAGGTTTCCCCCTTGATAATTCCACACTGGAATGTTAGTCCAGGTAACCGTTTCGTCCGTGCCCGCGTCAAACAGAATCCGGTGCTGCGTCGTGCCCGTATCGACGATGCCTGGCAGACTGGCTGGCATGTTGGCTTCCGTCAGGTGCAACCAGACCGAGAACTTGCTCGACCCGCCGCCGCCGCCGGCCTCCAAGTCCCGCCACGCGGCACTGCGGTAAATCTCGGTCGTCGCCGTAGTCGTATTGACCCGCAAGTCGCCGTCCTGCGGCGTACCGGGCCTCTGCGCGCTCGTGCCGGCGGGAATTTTCACAGCTTCGGTTGTGGTAAAATCATGAACTCCAGACCAGGTAAAGGCCGCCCCCGTATCCACGGATATCGTGGCATTCCCGCCGACGATCGTATCCGCGCCCCCCGTCACGGTAATGCCGGTTCCATTCACAATATCGTCCAGGCTTCCGGCCGCGTCCAGGATTACCGTGCCGGTCAGATCTGGAAAGGTGATCGTGCGATCAGCCGTCGGGTCCTCGACGGCGAACGTAGTCTCAAAACCGTTCGCGGTGGCCCCCTCTGCCAGAAACAGAGTCCCGCCCTGCAGCTCCTTGCCGGATAACGTCAACGCCGCCGGCAGTGAGAGTGTCCAGGTCCGATTGGCCGACAGGTCCAGCGCGCCGGCACTGCTGGTAATCTCATTGGCCGTGCCCGCGACCTCCAAAGTCCGGTTCTGGAGCACTACGTTCACGCCGCCCTGCTGGAGCGTGCCGGCTGACAGGTTCAGCACGGCGTCGCTCGCGGTAATTACGGGATCAGTGGCCCCTGAGAGGCCGAACGTGAGCGTCCTGGAGGCGTTTGCGCTGTTCCAGAGCGTGATACTGTTCACAAAGGTTTCCGGCGACCAGGCAATGGTCGGATTGCTTCCTTCCCCGCTGGCGCTGCCGCTGATCCCCGCGCCGGCCGTGACGCCGGCTACATAGTCGCCGGTAGTCTCCGTATTGAGCGTAATCGTTTCATCATCCAGCAGCTCCAAATCAGCGGTCGTAAGCGAGGCAGTCTCCGTCAGTATGTTATTCGTTCCGATCGAGAGCGCATTCGTAATTTCTGGATCAGCAGCCTCGAAAGCGGTGGTAATAAATCCCGTGCTGCTATTAACCAGAACGGCCGTATCGACCGAACCGTCCGTGTCGAGATTGTTGATTTCCACCAGGATTTCCATGTTCTCCGCGTTGGCGCTATTCGTGCGCTGTATGACCAATCCGCGCTGAGTCAGCGAGTCCACCGCTGGATCATGAACGAAATTCAGCGTGAAATAATCCACGGTCAAAGACGCGCCCAGCGGGTTCCAGGTGAGCGACTGCACGGTTGCTCCCATGCCCACGTCACCATTACCAATCGGGTCCCCGATGGCGTCCCAGGCCGTGCTTCCAGCCGTCGCGTTAATCGTCGTACCGGACATGGCAAGGTTCGTTCCCAGGGTAATTTCCTGCCAGTCACCTGCTCCGCCGTCGCCCCGGCCGAGGAGCTTCGAGGCGGCCGCCGCCCCCGTCAGATTCGCCAGCGGCAGATCGCCCGTGATGTCCGCCGTGGCCAGATTGACCGGATCTTCCGAATAGTCCAAGAGCAGGTTGATCTCCGTGTCCGGCGATTCCGTCACGTCGAACCCCGCACCGAAATCGAGCGTGACAATATCAGCCCCGCCAACCTGCACGTCCCCTTCCTCCACGGTCGTCATACTGCCGGACCCCACCGACAGGTTTTCCCAGGTGATCGTGCCGCCGGCATTGAATTTCAGTATTTGGCCGGCCGATGGGACATCGCTCACCAGGGCCCCCACCAGGAACGTATTGGCCGTACCGTCGAATAACTGCAACGCGCCCCGGTCTGCGCCCCAGGCGTTCGTATCGAAAGCACTGTCAGCGGCCGCGGCCGTGCTGGGCGACGCACTGCTGGGAAACCTCAGATGCGCGATATTGGTCAGATGCACGCTGTTGTCGTTCTGCGGCTTGATCGCGCCCGACCCGTCAAGCTGCCAAAAGGAGAACTGCGCTTGCGCCATGCGCGGCACGAGGCAGACGATCGCGAACAGCAGCAGCCTTACCAGCCGATCATTCATGGCAATTCTCTTTGTTTACTGGCATTCTAACTGGCTCCTTGCCCACGAAGTCGAATTTGCGCGCTACGTCCTGCATCGGCCAGTCGGCGTCGCGCATACGCGATTCGTAAACCAGCCAGACCGCCTGGCCGCAGCTCGTAGCCATGTAACACAACTGCTGGGGCGGTCTCACGCTGCCATTGGCGCAGAGCGCGATCTGGTCTCCATCCATTGGGCCACCGATCAATTGTACCAGCAGATTGCCTACGGGAACCACTTGTACCGGCCTGTCATTCTTGGGTGATCGTTCCGCCTTTGAAATAGTCATGCACCAGCGGGCCGCCGTGCGCATACGTATCCCGCTGATCGGCTTCCATCGCCTCGATCAGCGCCTGCCTGGCCATGACCTGCGCTTCCGCTCGCCGGTCGTGGGCGGTCAAATGCGCTAGTTCCGCTTCGCACATCCGCTGAAAGGCAGTGAACATGGCTCCAGGTTCGATATCGAGCGGGTCGCTGATGGTATAGCGCACGTCCGTAATCGCCGGCACCTGTGCGTCCACGGTCAACGTTGTCGCGCTGGGCACGTCGACAATCGCGCGCTGATGCAAATACGTGTTCACGTTTCCGCGCAGGCCGCCGACCGGACTGACCGGCAGACTCTGCGCGTTGCGAGATAGCCGGACAATCGCTCCGATCATGTCGGCGGAAAAACTCGCCCCCCCCTTGCCCGTCAGGGTCGTTGTCCCGTCGGCCGTCAAGCTGCCGTCCGTGTATTGTTCATACTTGATCGGCCTGGCCGCCGCTTCATACAGCAGGTCATACTGCCTGATTTGTTTGGGGGGCGGGCTGAACAGCAGTTCCATCTGCCCGTAATATTCCCCCGTGGCCCGCAACGCCGCTCGCCAGGGGACATCCGGCGTCCGGTAATACCAGACGCTCTCGGCATGCTGCGCGTCGTCGTGCAGGATCGTAATTTCATATTCCTGTTCGGTATCGTAGATCCGGCCAAGCTTCCGAAAATCGACCGGCAGCGGGTAGGCATAACGAAATACCGTCACGGGCGTGCCGGCCGCCAGGTCCGCGCCTGGGTTACTGTCGGCTGCCAGCGTGGCCACGGTATCGGATACCCGCTCTTCGATCGAGTACCACACGTCCGTTAAGAGGACCGTGTAATAAATGGCGTCCGCAGGCAACGTCAAGCCGGTAAAGGTTAGCTGCCGCGGATTGGCGCCGCCTTCGTGGTCGTACGCCACCGTCCCCGACAAGGCCGGACTGGTACGTAGGATGGCCCGGCGATTGTAATAACTCCACCGGCGGCGATTGGGCAAGTCCCGATAGACGTTTTGAATCGCCAGTCGCGTCAAGCGGTGACAGCGTGTGTCCTCGGCTAATTCGCCAAACCCGTCCAGCAGGAACTGCACGGCGTCTTCGTAAGTCCAGATCGTGAACTCTGACATGACCGTCCCCTTGGTTTAGTGCGTGAAGCGTAGTAACATCAGTGTAGCATGTCAAGATTGATCGCCAAATATTACGCCTACTGCCGGCACTGCACTTTCCTGCCGGACGAGGAGCAACTGCGCCGGTGCCGGGTGACAGCCACGCGGCACGCCAACTGCAACAGCCGCGAGTTCTTCGATCTGCGCTTTCAGGACTATTGGGATAATCTCGATCAATGGTGGATCGCCTGGTATTCGCGGCCGATGGCCAATCTCTTGTGGAGCCATCTGATCTGCGGCCCGCAGCCGGCGGCGATCGTGGTCGCGGAACGGGCGATTATTACCAGCCCGCGAACGCTGTACCGCTACCACGCGAATTCCAGGCACGGCCCCTGGCAGGACCTGCAGAAGATGTTTCAGCAGGCCGGCGTTCTGGTGCTGCATTATCAATATCGGCCAAGGGATTGTTGTTCGCGCTGGCGCAGTGAAGAACGTGCCAGCGATCCGCGCCGGACGCGCTATCCGATCGGCTGGTGACTATGTTCGTTTCTTCCCGTGTGTGGCACGAATCTGTTCGCGGAGCTTGGGCATTTCCTTCTTGGGGCGGCGGAGGACCTTCGCGCGCAACGCGGGATCGCGCTGGAGATATTCGCGCACTAGACTTTGCTCGATGTCTTGCGCGATCACCGGCCCCGACTCCGGTTCGCCGCGCGGGACAGCCTGGTGCCGCACCGCCCCGCGCACAGTCAAATTGTCGCGGCGAGCCGTCTCCAGCACGTCGCTGGCGGTGGAAACCCACGCGCGCGGGTCGTCGTAACGGCCCAGGCCGCTCAGATAGTACTTCCCCTCGGTATTGATTCCCGCTTTCCTGGCGATGGCGACGATGCGATCGCGAAAATACGGGTGCATGGCGTTCATCTTCTGCCGCGCATGATCGCCAAATGCGCGGTCGGTATATCGCGCCCCCCACGCGCGGCGCACGGCCTGCGGGAAGGCCAGCCAATCGGGAATACCCTGCTCGCGATAGGACAAGTAGCAACCCAGCTTGCACAGATCGTCCAGCAGTTCCTTCTGGCGGGCCTCCGGGTACTCGTCCAGATATTCTGCCAGATCGCGGCATTTGGCGAAGAATTCCTGGGCGCGGCGCTGATCGTGTTTGAGCATGTGGTTCATCGCCCGTTATCACCCCTCGCTTTTGCGCGCAACGCCTGGAGTTCCAGGCGGGTTTTCGCAGTCGCGAATTGCAGCTCCTGATCATGCTGTTCCTGCCTGTGCGCCATTTCCTGCTCGTGCCGTTCTTCTTGCCGTTCCTCTTCCTGGCTAGTCTCGCTGGGCACGGCCGGCTGGGCCGGCGCGGGGATAAGGAACTCCTCGATATCGCTGATGTCGTTGGCCTGCCCCCAGCGGCGCACGTAGGCGTTCCACGGACCCGGCTGGCCGCCTTGCGCGAACATCTGCATCAGCGGCCCCATGAACCGGCCGAACTCGTTCAGATTGGCGATGCGGGTGGACTTATTTGGCTTGCGGGCGCTGCCGGCCTGCACGCGATACGAATAATCGCGGATCACTTCGTCGGGGTCCTGCTGGAGCACGTATTGTTCAAACACGGCGGCCGCGACGGGACCCATGAGCGGCTCGATGTCCTCGCGCTCCAGCATCCACACCGCCGCCTCGATTTCCTTCAACGCTGTTTCGCTGTACCAATCTTCGGTCTTTTCGGCCATGTCGTCGGGGCGGATGGCGATGTGCTCGTCGCGGATATTCGCCTCCAGCGCGCTGCGCATCTGCACGCCCGTCAGGCCGTAAATCAGTTCCGTGAGTCCCGTCCCCTTATCAATCAGCTCCATCGCCTCGGACACCATTTTCCAAATGTCGGCCTGAAATGGCGGCGGCTGCAAAAAGTCGATCACACCGCGCAGTCCGTGCTGGGCAAACAGTTCCTCGATTTCGACGATGGTATAGGGGCCGGTCTTGTGGTAAATCTGCTCCTGGATACTCTTGGCCGCCGACTTGAACACCGCGATGTAATCGTGCGACGCGCTAGCCACCTTGTCGGCCAGGAAACTGAAGCACCAGTTCACAAAGCGCATCAGGCCGATCACCGGCTTGAACAGTGACACCGGCCAGATACTGCCCGGCTTGTCGTAGAACGACAATTCCGTGACCGGCCAGCCATTGCCGGTCCCCTCGTCCATCCAGAACGGGATTGGCCATTGCGCGCGGTCGAACAGTTCATCCGGCGGCGCGCCAAGCTCCCACGAGGGCATGTTCAAGGGATAGGGGACTCCCTTGGCAACGACCAGTCGCGTGAAATCCCCGAATTCGTCGAAATTGATCTGGTCCGATTTTTTGGTGGTTTTCAATCGGTGGCCGAAGCCATTCTTGGAGTAGATCTCGTAATATTCGAGCAGATCGTGGCTGCCGGCGTCTTTTTTGCCGCTGCGAGCATCCCGGCGCCCTTGAAGGCTGGTTTGTTTATCCACCGACTGCAACTGTCCGACGAGTTCTCCGGCGGGGATACCGTATTTGCGCTCCACTAGATTGACTGGATGAATCCACGTGATCGAGTACCACTGCACGTCTTCTGGATAACAGGCATCGGGATCTTTGAGAATCTGATCGACCGATATGTGGCGGCTCTTGGGATAGCGGATCTGGCTGCCGCGGGGCCTGTACATTTCCGTGAACAGGCACCCCATGCCCTTGATAATCGCTTCGCTGATCGACCGGCGCGCCTCCTTTTTTTTGCCGGCCTCGACCTGCAGCCAGTTCGCGTAAAACTGTTCCATTTGCGCGATGGTTTTTTTCCGCTGGTAGTTCATTTCGTTCTCCAGCGCCCTCTGTTCGTACTGGCGCTGGAGCAACTGGCCCATCTGATCGTAGGGCATTTGATATTGGTCGAACATGCGCAGCCTCAGCGCCTGCTGCTGGCCCAGCGGACCGGATACCGACAGCAGCGTGGCGCGGTCGATGTTCGGATGCTCCACGGCCTCCACGTTGACGTTGGGGTATTTGTGAAGGAGCGCCGGGCCCAGCAACGCCACCGCCTCGAACACCCGATTCAGCGTCATGCGGAAGACCGGATAGTTCACCTGCTGCGTTTTGTCCAGGAACCCGCCCGGCGCGCGCGCGTAATCGTCGTGCCACATCCAGTCGTGGGCACTATCGAAGAACTTCATGCACTCGCGCGCGTACTTGCCGAACCGCTCTTCCTTGATCTTTTTCGTCTCTTCCAGCAGCGACAGCCACTGTTCGCAGAGCGGCTTCAGCGGGTGCGGAACCTGGTCAGTTAGTCTCGGCATGAGGCGGACCTTCTTCTTTGCGCGGCCGGCGGGCTTTCAATAGCGCATTCAATTCCAGATCGCGTGCCGTGTAATCCCAGGCTCCGTTCTCGCGATGATCGGCGTTGATCCTGAGTCTCGGATCGTCGATATGCCGCACGCCGTCGCGGATCAGCCCGTTGACTGGCACATAGACGCGAATGTTCCGCTGCGAGACCTCCACCACGAAGCCGATCGTGGGCTTGGCAGCGTCCAATTGGTAAGGCTGGTAATACACAACAGTCATGCCGGGTTCGATTTTGGGCATTTGGAACGCCTGGATCTCTTCGTTAGAGATTGGCAACTGCGGGGCGGGAGCACCGAAACGACTCATGGAATGTCCTTTCGCGTAATGGACGAGATATTGGAACATGGCAGTTCACGGGGAGGCGCCGCGCGGCCCCAGCGTAATCGTCCCCGACAATCCTGGCCGCCACGCGGCCATCTGCTGGCGGCGCTTGGCGCGCTCTTCTTCTGCGACAATCATATCCCAGACCGTATATTTTTGCACGCGCACCGGCGGAGCCACGTAGGGCAACCCATGCGCCGCTCCGTATTCGCAGCATTCCACCGTGTGGCTATGCTGCCCGCGGTCACCCTTGTCGTCGACGATTTCCATTTCGCCTCGCCGGATCATCTTTTTGCGGAACTTTTCCATTTCCCGGCAGAAATTCGGGCATTGCGCGGACACGACCAGCAGGGTGGGATAGCCGACCTCGCGCGGATGGCCGCGGCCGCGGACTTCCAGCCACGTGCGCACCACCATTTCGCGGCCGGCCACGTCGTCGCTCCCCAATTGGAACCGCGGCCCGCGGACGACGTTTTCTATACCCCGCCGTTCCAGTTCTTTTTCGTATTGCCGTTTGGGCAACACGCCGCTGCCCATTTCGCGCAGCCGGCCGCCATGCGCATCGATAATGAAATCCTGGATCGTGCGGTTGGCGCATTTGAGTTCCATGATTTCGCCGAACTTGGCAGCCGTGCAGGAATGCTCGTAGAATTCGTCGTAAATCACCTTGAAAGTGCCGAACTGGGCTGGCGGCGGCACGGCCCAGAACAGTCCGGCGGCCGTCGTGAAGCCGGGGTCGAAGGTGAAATACAGGCACCAATCCGGCGGCGGGGCGCCGTTGCTCTCCGTCAATGTTTTCTGCACCAGGCTGCGGACCTCGCGGCCCGCCTGCTCCGCCTCCAATTCTTCCTGCGTCAACCGGCGAATGGCGTTGTGCAAATCGCGGTGAAAATGTGGATACATTCGCTGCGAATCGGTGCTGAGTTTCCCAAATACGCGCTGCCGGTACACGTCTTCGCCAGACGCTTTCCAGATGCGAATGTTGTCTTCCCGCGCCGCCGGCGACAGGTACGGATTATCGAACACCGACGCTTCGATCAGGTGCGTCGTCCGTTCCGCGGTCGGCAAGTGCTGCTGCGACTCGCCGCGCTCGATCACGCGAATCATGTCTTCCGTGTGAGCCTTGGGCATGGCGGTCCAGCGGATTTTGCCCTGCCGAATCGATAGTCTGGCAATCATTTCGTTATACCAGCCGGGCGTGGCGACATCTTCGTCGATATGCACAAGATCGCACTGGAATCCCATCCCCATGCCCACTTCGCCCTGCGTGTTGAACGCCAGGATTTCCCAGCCGGTGGTCAACTCGACTTTCTCGAAGATGCGCAGCGAGGCTTTCTTCCAGGCCGGTTTGCCCTGGATGAACCGGCTGGGCACCAGCGGCGGGGCCGGCACGGCCTGCGCGGAACGGTGCGAGTCTCCCCAATGGCGGCCGTCGCGCTGCTCGTCGGGCGACCAGGGATAATACGTGCGCCAGGCTTGCGTTTTTTCATCCTGAATAATGTTGAACGCGCCCCAGCGGAACAAGTACGGATACATCACACGGCCAATGTGCCCCTCGCCGTAACCCAGACAGACGCAACGGCCTTCCTTGGGCCATTTGCGATACGGGTCCTGATTGGTCACGGCACGGGCAACTTCCGCGTAACCCGCCAGGCTGCCACCCGCCTGATTCCCCTTGGCCATGATGGTTTCCTTCGCGCGGCTGGCGTGATATTCCTCTTGAAACGGCAGGGGCTGGTACAGGTTCAGCGCTTCGATCTTCTGGCTGCGGTATTCCTGAACCGCGCGATGCAGCAGCCGCCGCTGATCGGGAGTCATTAGCGGCAAGAGCTGCCTCGCCCGCTCTGGAAAATCACGCATTTGGGATTCGGTGATTTCAGGCTCGTCATTCATCAGCGTCGACCAGTATGGATTCTTGTTCGGTGTTCAAGGTCTCGATGCGCGCCGATCTCTCCAGGCCGCGCCGCTGGAGCACTTTTTCGAACACCGTCTGCATGATCACTTCCAGTTCTTCCGGCGTGGCCTGGGACAGATCGCTTTTCGCATCTCCCCGCGCGCTGATGGCCTCGACTGATTGCAGCAGCAGCGTCAGATACCGCTGGCGAGTCGGGCTGCCGGGGACGGCCATCAGGAATTCCGCCCAATAGCGCTGGGCAAATCCGCGGGACCCGCCGACGCAGGCCATCAATTCTTCCACCTGGCTGGTTATCTGCGGGCACTGTTCGATGACTACTTTGCCGGACACGTAGTCTTCCAGCATCTTGAGCTGTGCGCGGTCGGACATGGCGATGTACCGCAGCGCCATGTGCTCGCGCTCCTGGTCGTGCATGATCCCCGTGCAGGAGGGACAATAGATCTTCTTCCAGCGCCGCATGCCCGGCCCGTCGAATTCCGCTTTACAGCGCGCACATTTGTGGTCGCTCATGATTTCTTTGGTCTCCTGCCGGTTTTCAGGCTTTGTCCGGTTTTCGCTTGCGCGATCCGCGCCGACTTTGCTTTGGAATAACCCTGGCGCAGCAGTGCGCGATATAAGCGCTCTACGGCAGTGCCGCTCGGCATGGCACGGTCTCCGGCGGACTGCGTAGATCGATTTCCAGGATCTGCTCGCCGCGGCGGCGGTCGTCCTGAACCGCCTGGCGGAAATTCGCGGCAATGTCTTCCACTTTAATATTCACCGGCCGGCCCACGCACCAGGGCTTCCAATGCCCGATCCACGAATCCCAAGCGCACCGCAGCGGGTTGTATCCCAGAACCGCCGTGGCAGCCAGAGCCAGATTTCTGGTGCTGACGACATCTTCCGTGCTGGCTTTTTCCGCGGCGTAACCGTCTTTCCATTCGTAATAGAACCAGCCTTGCACAAGCTGCTGTTCGGCCTGTTCGACACTGATCAAGCCCTGCTGCAAGTCGCACAGGACCCGCTGCTGGCTCTTGCCGCTTGGCTCCACCAGACTGAAAATCCGCATGTCGAACAGAATCAATCCCGTCGGCAAGGCCGCGACTTCGGTAATGCCGGTCATCAACTCGGCTTCGCTGCGCGTAAACTGTTCCAGCCGGCAGGGCGATTGACAGCCCAGATTCATGTAACTCTCGAAGCGGAACACATACACGTTCTCATGCGGCGGGGGACCGCCGTAGGGCGCGCCGATCACTAGCGGTCCTGTCTCCCAATGCGCGTAGATTTCATTGAAAGCCGCCGGCCAAAACGGCCGAAACCACGGTTCCGCCTGGTGCCTGTTGGGAGCCTGATCGCTGTCGCACATCAGCAAGAGGTCGGCCCTGGCGCGGCGCGCTTCCACGACCATCTGATTGCGCACCATAGTAATGGGCGTATCGGTAAACGTCTGCGACGTAATTTCGCCGACGCGAGGATCTTGTTTCATCGCCAACACCGTCTGCGTGTGCCATTCGCGAATGTCGGGATGCTCCGAAGAGACTCCGCCGTTGCCGCCGTAAGCCGGAATGCCGATGAACACATTCAAGACTCGCCGCTGGCGCAATGGCTGGCCTTGCAATTGCTCGCGGTGAAAATACCAGATAGTCGCTTCCGCAATAACCCGCGGCGTACCCAGTTCATCCACGGCGCGCACTACACCTGGGAACTGCGGGCTGTAATCGTGCCCACTCAATATTCCTTGCCGGTGCAAATGGCGCTGCCAAATCTGGATGTCCCGGCGAACCATCGGATAGTCGTGATTCGCGTCAATGAAAATCAGATCGAATGGCCGCCAGTCAATCTCTGCCGCGTCGGCAGACGGCATCTCCACCAGCCGGATCGGCAGACCGTCGGTGTTCTGCCAAAACGTTTTGCGCAGCCGGTCCCGGCCGTAGCTGGCCGCCAAGGCTCCCAGGTGATCGCCGCTATTGCCGCCGAAGTTATCGACACAGACGACTACGCTTTCGGCCGGCGCCGCGCTGGCCATCGCAATGGCGGATTCACCCACCCACGAACCAACTTCCAAAATACGAAGCGGCCCGCGTTTTCCAAGTGTTTTCACAAACTCGTGGAGACACTCCAGATGCGCGCCGGGCGTCTGATGGCCCAGCGTGATCACCGATTGTTTCCCTGGGATGTCACGGTAACCCTGATCGAGTTCACTCATGGCGGTATCCTAGCAGCGGCACGTGTAAATAAAATACGGCGTGCTTGGCTCGCGCCCAGCACGCCGCAACCCCACGACCGCTGCTAACACAGCAGCGAAGTATCAGTAGTTCACTTTCGCGTTGATCAGGATTTCCCGATCGGTCTGAGCCGTCGTATTGGAACTGAGCGCCACGCCCAGGAAATTCTGCACGGTGGGAGTCTGGCCGCCATCCATCCGGCCCGCCAGCGAAGTGCGGGAACTGGCGGCCGTACCGGCCACCAGCACGGCGTTGACTCCGAAATTGTTGGCAGCTCCCGAAGCATTTCCGGTCAGGACCTTGACTGGCCCGCGGACAACGACCCAGCAGATATCCTTGTCGGCTACGCCGGTCGAGGGGAGCTGATCGTCCAATACGCCGGCAATGTTCGCGTTGCCGGTCGTAGCGGCGTACCCGTCGAACGCTTCGAGGTCCCCGGAACCGCCGGCAGTCTTGTTCACGACCACGCGCTTGCCAAGCATCACCTGGCCTGAGGAATTGCGCATGGCGATCACGGTCTTGGGACGGCGAACCGTGGCGGCGGCTCCCACCACAGACCCGAAGCTCTCGATCTGATACACGCGGCCCAGAATATGGGAGTTGATCAGGTTCCCTGCGCTGTCGGTCCCCTTGAGGGTACTGCCAATGGGAAACGGCAAGGGTTGGTAAGTGGTCATGCTAGGCTCCTGGTGTTACACGAAGCTCGCGAACGGCATCCATTTGACGAAATTGCGCGGAGAACGGTATTTCTTGTTGGATCTCGTTTTGACAACGCCCTTGTAGCTTTGGGTATCGATGTCGTACATCGGTCCTTCGCTGGCCAGCAACATGCCATACTGGCTGCGCAGCTCGCAGTTCCGAAACGAATATCCATAACCCACGTTCGCCTGAATGGCACTGTCGAAGGTGAATTCGATCCCCTCGAAATTGATCACATTGGTGAATCCCAGCTTCCGCAGATTGTGTTCAGCCTCGACGTTGATCGTTTCCTTGTCGTCCAATTCGTTTTCGAACTTAAAGTACAGCTCGCGCGACAACAGGCCCGTGGTCAACTGCATGTCCAGTGTGGCGTTTTTCTGGCAATGGATGATCGCATAGCGAAATGCTTCCTGGATTTTACTGCCCGCCGTGAAGATGGCATTGGTGGAATCGGTCATCACGATCATGGGTGCCCAATAATCCACTTCCGGGTCGCCATCCCCTTCCGGCCAGATGCCGCTGTCCCAGTCTCCGCCAGCGTCGGCCAATGCCATATTCAGCGTGGCGTAACTGCCTGACGGCGCACCGACGATATCCGCCTGATTCGCCGCTCGGCTGGCGATACTGGGGGCGGCCGCTGTCGTGTCGATCGTGCCAGTTTGCTTGAACAACGTCTCGAAACCGTGCCAGAACTGCTCCGCGCCGACGGCACTACCGTCGCGATAGACCTCTTTGCCCAGCACTTGCTTAATGGAGTCATCCAGCCGCGTGATGAAATCGTCGTAAATCTTCACAATGGCCGCCTCGCCCCGATTGGCCAGGAATTCGTTTTCGTACATCGATTCCACGACCTGGTAGCCGCGATACTCCAGCGCTGCGATTTTGAACAAGTTCCGCTGTACCCAGTTTCGCGGCGTTGTGAAATCGTTCCCTTCGACCTGGTGAATACGATATTTCACGGGCCAATCAAATCCCCGGCCGACGTGGTTGTAAGTGATCCGGCCAGACGATTGCAATTGGGCCAAGGCCGGAAAATTGCGCGTCGACGCATCTTCCAGTTCCCGAATGTGATCGGCCAGTGTGGTCGAGGCCGCGCGTTCAAAGTCCGGTGTCGCGAATCCTTGATAGCTAGTAGGCATAGGTCACCTTTTTTCAAGCAGAACCAAACAGGGCGGCCGCCACGCGCTGGCCGGGACTCAATTCTGGATTCTGGGCGCGCTGGCCAGCAGTTTCCGGGATACTGCCGCTGCGCTGCGGCGGCGTAACTTGCCCGCGTGTTTTCAGGATCTGCCGCTGCCGCTCTTGCTTGGCCTGGCCATTTGCCGGCTGAGGCTGGCCAGCAGCAGTGTCCGCGCTGGCCAGCCTGGTCGCGAACGTCCAGCGCGCCCGCGCATCAGCAATGTCGGACAACTCTTCCAAATAGTGATTGACTAGTTCGCCCCACGGGCTGAATCGTGTGTAGTCCGTCCGATTGGTGCGCGGATCGACGACGAATAATTCCTGGGCGTGCGACTTGATAATTTCGTCGGTGAACCGCCGGTCGCCCGTAATGTCCAGCCGCTTGGGTAGCTCTTGCGGCGCGACCCCGAAGACTTCCTGCAGATAGCTCGCCACTTCCTGCCGAATCGGTTCCCGCAGCGCCGCCGGCGGATCGTAGGACAACTTGTTTTGCCAATCCAGCGTGTACTGCTCGTAAGCCTCGGCTGCCGCCCGAAAGGCAGCAGGCGTGTCCGGCCGCCAGGCAGCCTGCCCGGTATTGGGGTCCACCGTGTAATAACGCCGCAAGAGCATCGGATCAACTGCCGGCGGATTCCACCAGCTGGACGATTGGGATGCTGGCTGGGCCGCTTGCGGGGATGCTGGCTGAGCTTGTTTCTGGAGCGAGTCGAGATATTGGGTGCCGTAATTCGCCAGCGGCTCCAATTCGGCCATCCGGCGCTCCATCTGCTGCAGCCGCTGTTGATTCAGGCTGTAAGCTTCCAGAAGCCGGTCGCGGCCGGTCGTCTCGTCCGTCACGTCCTGGAATCCAGCCTCGCGCAAAATGTCCAGGAAGCCTGGCGCGGGAGCCGGTTCGGCGGGCGCGGCAGGCGGCGGCTCGCCGCCCGCCGGTGGCGGCTCGGCGGGCGGCGGAGCCGGCTGTGGTTGTCCCTCTGGAGATGCGGGATTTTCGGGAGGGTCTGGCGAGGGACTGGGAAGGGCAATCTGTTCGCTGAACGCTTCGCCGGGGGTTTTTTTCGTTTTGGCCATGCACTTGTCCGCGGGGTAGGGAGGTGAATGAAGCGGCCTTACAAGTGCATCATATCGTCATCGGCTTGGCAAATATCAACCTGCACGATAGACTTTACGCCCGGATTTCAATTTATGCCAAAAGGACGACGATCTCACTCGTATCCGGCGGAGAATCCGCCCAATCCCAGATTACTTCGCGAGCAGCCGTTCCTGCTCTGCGATGGCGCTAAGAAAGTCGGCCTGACCCACTGGATACTGCGCCGCGCAATCAAGTACGGCAAAACATCCCTGTCTGGCCGGACAGTCTATCTCGAATGGATCTTACTGACGGGCGGCAAGGGGACCAGCGCCGCGGCAGTTGATAGATTCCTGTCCGCGATCAACGATTGAGCCACGCCGGCTGGCGCGCCACGGCCAACTCGTCCGCCGTGACATACCACCTGGAGTAACCATACATCTTCAGCAGCCGCGCTAAGTCGAAATGGCCGGGATCGAGCTGCTGCTTAATGGCCAGCATGCAGACCAGAACATCATGCCCGCCTTGATCGCCGTCCAACAACTGTTCGCGGCGGAGGGCCGCCGGAATATTCCGATGGCATTTCGCACAGATGCGAAAGAAAGTGCAGAGATCGCATAGTGCCTGGCGAGTCTTCGCGCGGCCGTGCGTGATATGCTCCACTTCGAGCGTAACCGGTTCTGGATACCATTGTTCGCGGTCGCCGCAAATCCAGCAGCAGTCCACTCCCCGCTCGCGCAATCCTTCTATCCAGTCCGTGCGGACCGCTATGTAGCTCGTAAAGCTCTTGTTCACGCTGCTTTCTTTTCGATCGCGGCCGCTTTGCTTCGCAGCAACTTGACTAGCCCTTCGGCGCCCAGCAACTTGGCATTGCGGATTTCCAATATAGACTGTTCGATCACCTGCTCCAAGCCGACTTGCTGGAGTTTCTTCGCGACCGCCTGATAGATTGTCTGGCTTTTTTCCAGAGTCACTCCGCGCTCGGCCAGCCAGGCTGCGATGGGCTTTTTGTCGTGCGTTGATATCGCGATCAGCAACTCGCGGTCCTGGCGCGGCGCGTCGTCTGGATCGAGCATGGCCAGCAATTCGTCCCGCGTGTGATTCTGGCCCAGATAAGCAGCTCCGATCATGAACAGCCAGAGTTCGCCAATCCCTTCATCTCGTGTCGCAGGTTTCATGCGTCAGCTTTCATCAATTCCTGTTCGCGCAGCCTGATGGCCTCGCCAAGCTCTTTGTGCAAATCCTCGTCCATCGCGCCGTCCGCCAGCATTTCGTCGGCGCGGCTCTGGCACGCACCCAGCCGCTCAACTGTTCTGCTCTTCTTGATTTCCGCCAGCGCCCGAGCACGCAATCCCTGGGCAGCCTGCATCGGGTCGTCCCTGTCCGGGTCATCGAGCTGGTAAGGGATCTTCAACAACTGGCAGATCGAATATTTGTCGGCGACCGCCATCGCTTTGTTACTGGCTTTATCGCCGCTGTCCATGCCCTCGCCGATCGTGACGTTACTCACGCACGACCCGTCTTGGGCGTAATAAGTGAATTCGATTTCCAGGATCGAATATGTCAATTTCGCGCCGCGATGCGACTCGCGCTCTTCTCGCTGATGCTTGATCACTCGCGTGGTGGAGTAAATGCCATGCTTGGCAAACAGCGGCTGCACGCGGTTATAGACCTGCTCGATACTGCGAAAATTAAACCCCTGCTGGTCGTTCCGGCATTCCTTGGCGATCGCGCCTACGTCGCGCATCACCGAGACAATGGCCGCGTGGATTCCTGGAACGTTATTCATGCTTCCTCCGCCGGTCCGCAAAACTGATCGATGATGTCCGCCAGGCCGCTGAGGGTCGCCATCAGCGGCTCGCGCTCGCGGTCCTGGCGCGTATTGGTAACGATCAGCAGCAATATGTCGCGAGCGCCGCGCAATATGTCCTGCTCGCGCTTGTTCAAGACACATGGATTGCCAGGCATGGCCCTATAGTTCAGTTGCATGTTTCAACCTTTCCGTTACTAAAGTGACGCGAAGCTCGAACCCCAGGATCTGTTCCTGCATTTCCTTGATGAACGTTTCGTCCCGATCGACTGTGATAATCACCATTGCCAGCGGCTCCGGCATCCGCGGATCGTAACTCGCGAAGTCCCACCAGCTTCTGCCCAGAATCCACATGTAGCCCTGCACCTGCGGGTAATATTCGGCGGGAACCCTGGGATTATCGAGCAGCCGGACATGTTCGCGACTGGCGTAGGGGCACTTGATTTCCAGGCCGCCGCACTGTGGCGAGGTGCTGCGTTTGACCAGGGCGTCCGGCGTACAGCCCACCATGACATTGGCGGGATGGCGCACGAGCGAGCCGCTTTCGATCTCATGGCCCGTCGTCCAGCGGTAAATCTGCCTTGCCTCGTCTTCATGATCCAGGCCCCATTGCATGGCCTTGGACACAACATTGTCCGTCGGCTGCCCAGTCAGGCGTTCGTACACTAGTTCGTACAGATAGCTCTCCGCCGCCTGCGATATGGCCGCGGTTTTGTTACGAGGCTTGGCCAGGACATCGGCAAACCGGCTGGCCGTAACCATGCCGCCGCGGGCCTTGCGCCAAGCCGTTCTTTCTGGAGAATGTTCTTGCATTTCGGCTCTCTTGTTTTACAATGCCAATAGAAAGGGACGGGTTGCGAACCATGCTAGATCACAAGATCGATTTTCAACAATTCGTCGGCGTGAACGAGTCAGCTCGCCGGTCGAACTGCACGGAAGGCGGAATTCGCAAAGCGATCCGCGACGGGCATCTGCTGTACGAAATGACGCTCGACGGCATTAAGCTGATTCACTTGAAGGACCTGAACGACTGGAATAAGACTCGCCGGCGGAAATCGCGCCGTTCTGGGAAATCTGCAACTTGATGATCCGCGAACATTCCTCGCGGTCGGGATCGTCCGACTTATCGAACCCCATGATCCAGACGGCGTGGCCGGCCCTGAGAAACAGGTAGGCCAGCGGATTATTGCGTATCTTTTCCAGCCGAGCCGCGACATTGGACGGACTCGTCGCCTGGACCGCCAGTATTTGCAGTGAGTCTTCGCGGAAACACAGAACATCGGCGAACCCCATCCAGTCGTAACTCATCGGGCCGCGGCGCCTCTCCGTATGATCGCCGAGCCAGCCCCGATACTTCAGAAATTGTATCGCTTTGTGCGCCGGCTTCATTCTTGTGTCATTCCTGCCAGCAGAGCGCGATCGCCAAGACGACTCCCGCGGTCACGGCTATCCCCAGCATGATAAAATCCATTGTGTGTTAATGCTCCACGGTAATAGAATCTGGGCGGGGCGCCCGGGCACCCCGCCCAGCTCAGGGAGTAAGCGACAACCTAGCCTGACAGCAATGATCCATCTCCGCTTCCTTGCGCCGCCAACAGCTTCGTTCCATCGCGGGCTTCCCTGCCCTGGTTGTCACGCACTTCTCTCGACCAAGGCGGCAGACCGACACACTTGCGAACGAATTCGTTCAACGACAATCCAGCCTTCGCCGCGCATGTCTTGAGCAACTTGCGTTCGTTCGCTCCGCCGCGAACCGTACACAAAATAACTACTCGCATATCTCACGCTCCTTTCATGCCCGCTAATCGTATTGGTTCGCTTTGCGAACGTCAATCCCAGTTCCCGACAATTTTGTGACATCCTGAATTCTGCGGAACCAGTCGATTTCCCGCACGGGCATGAGAGGCAAATTGCGCGGCGGGTATTGCCAGTAATGATCCCTGGCGAAGGCGGCTTCCAGTTGCGCGAAGGTCATGCTCTGGACCGACTCTTTTGTACTTTTTTGGATCGCCCGAACGCGGGCGATCCATTCTTTCTCGATAGCTTTGCTGGCAATCATTGTGCGCCTGGGCCTGAAGATATCCCCCGTGACTGTTTTCAATTTGCCGTTGCGCTGCAAAATATTCCTGGTTCGCTGCCGCGCTCGATACCCGCAGATCGGGCACGACGTTCCGCGGCTGCGCGCGGTCAGGCATTTCGGGCAGACCAGCGGCTCCGGCTCTTGTTTGTTGCGAATACGCGCTTGCCTGAGTCCCTGGATAATCCGGTCGTCGTAATCCAGGTGCCAATGGCGGTCGCTATTCAAGCTCCCGTGCCGCCACCAGTTGCCGCCGTGGTCGATGATCGTGCAGCGCACCTTGCCCGGCGCGGCTCGCAAAAGCCGGCCGCCGGCTTGCAGGTAACTGGTCAGCGAACCGAATACCGTCGCGAAGATGCCCACTTCGACCCACGGCCAATCTATTCCCTCGCGCAGCACGAACCGGTTGCAGACCACCTTGATCGTTCCCTGCTTGTGCCGCTCGGCCAGATACAGCCGTTCCGCCACGGTCGAGTCGCGAGTACCCTGTTCGTCCCAGATGGCCTGCCCGTCGATATGCGCCGCGGGGATTCCCTGCTGGCATAACTGCTGGGCCATCCACAAGCTCTCGCTGACCCCTGGGGCAAACAATATTGTGGGACGCTGGCTGGGATTGAATGCCCGATAATGCTCCACCACCGAACCGTACACGCGCATGGAATATTCCATGCGCTTGTCCAGCTTAATCCCGCATTCGCCCTGATCGACGCACACTGGCCCGATCCATTTCAAGTCCGGTTCGTCGGGTGCCTTGTGAAGCGCCGGGACGAGAATCTTCTGCTGGCGCAGCTCGCTGTTCGTGCCGGCGATGATCAGCCAGTCGGCCATGTGGCCGACTCCCAGGGGAGTCGCGGTGAACCCGATTGTCACCAGATCGGGAACCTGTTCGCGGTGCGCTGCCAGTAATCGCTGCATGGTCTCTCCGCCGTTTTTGTGGAGCTCGTCGATATACACGCGCTGCGAACGATGGACTTGCCGGCCGTTACTGCTGCGCTGGCTTTCGGTCTGCACCATGCAAAGCTGTATGTAGCGGTGTTCCTGCCCCTTCTCGGCCTGGTATTCGCGCTCCGCGGCGCGGCAGCCGTAATAAATACCGTGGTCTTCCAGCACGCCGGCCAACTGATCCAAGAGCATCCGCCGGTCGGTATAGACGCTGGCGGTCGCGTGCAACTGCAATTCTTCCGCGAGAATCCGCGTCTTCCCGCCGCCAGTTGGGCTGGTAATACAGATGCGGCGCTGGCCGTTCTCGACAGCCTCGGCCAGATCGCGCAGTGCCAGTTCCTGGTGCGGCCAGAGCGGCTGCGTCATTGGAGTCCCTGCTTCATTTGGCTGATGGCCCGCGAGACGGTTTCCAAAGCGTCGTCGGCCGCACGATACCAAGTCCCCTGCCCGCCGTTGGCCCTGGCCAGAGTATCCAGGCCCCGCGCCAGCGGGCCAACGTATTTGCGCAGCAGCTCTTCCCCGATCCGCAGCGGAGAGATTTCCTGTCCTGGCTGCGGTTCCAGCATGGGCTGCAGGTGATCGTGGGCTGCCTTGATACTCTTGGTGTTGAGCAGCGTTCGCAACTGGCCGGCGCGCGCGCCGTCCCCTTCTTGTTCCGCTTGATCGATGGCCTCGATTACCTTCAGCGCCTGCCGCGCGCTGGTCGGCTTGAGGCCCACGATCTGGCCCACCGCCGTATCCGTGCGCCCAGTTGGGGCGAACGATTCCGGCTGCCCGATCTGGGCCGGCTGTGATTTCCCCGCGCGCTGCCGCTCGCGCGCTCTGGCCGATTCTATTTCGCGCAGCTTCGCAAACTCCCGCGCGCGCTGCTCCACTGTTTTCTGGCGGTAGGCGTTGTACCTGATCAGCGCATGTGCAATGTCCAGATTGTCCGTCAGGTCGCGGCGCACAAGACACGTCACGGCCGGCCAGCGAAGCTGCAGCGCGGCGGACAGCCGGCGATGCCCAGACACTACCGTGTGCCCGTCCGCCGCGATAATGATCGGCTCGGCCACGTCCCCTTCTTCCCGCATCGCCTCGACCAGTTCGTTGTCGCAGGTATCCCCGTAAATCTGGTGATTGAGCGCGTGCGGCTTCAGCTTCTGCGGATCGAGTTTTTGTAATTGCGCTTGCACTGCGGGTGGTCCTGTTAAAAAACCCGCCGGCCTGTTCGCTGTGCGCAACGAAGCAGGCTCGGCGGGCCTTCAAAGGAGCAGAGTCACTAGAGTGCGGGTTTTATATCGTTACTTCACATTACCGGTCAAGGCCATATTTTTCAGTACCAGCGGCCGCTACAGAGGCTGCCGATGCGGACTCCTGCGTACATCAACACCTGTTTCCACCAGCGGTGCCCCCTGGCTCGCAGGAACAGGCGGAATAGAGCATCCGCCTGGTGGCCGGCCAGCAGCGGGTCCCGGCATAAGGCGTCGTGTAAAAACGCGCCCTCCATCGTGTCATCGTGCGGCAGCAGCCACCAGAAGATCCTGGGGACACTGGCGCCGTCGCTTTCAAAACCGGCCGGCAGCCGAATACTCAGCGTCACGCAATCGGTATCCAGCTTGAAATGGAAACTCTCCACCAATCGCCATATCCGCCGGCCGTGGTCCCAGCGGTCGAGCGGCTCCACAATCATCCGGCTGAATGACAAGTAGTTGGTCATGCTGTCGTTGCGCCTGGCAGGCCGAGTTGGATACCCAGTCCCTTATCCAGCAGCGTAATGTTGTGGTACGGGTGGGAATTGATTTCCAAATCGGCTGCCAGTACCCGATCGCCAAAGATGCTCACGAGTCCCAAAAAGTCCTTGTTGTGAGCACCCGCGGCCCCCTGGTCGCTCGACAGGGCGATATCTGTCCGCCAGCGGTTATTGCCCAAGTGCACCGTGGTGACAATCCTGGGCTTGACGGTATGCCCATCGAATCGCAGCCGGTCCCCGCGAGCGTAATCGGTAATCACGTCTCGGCCAATTCCTTCCATCCAATGATCGTGCGCATTGCCGTTTTCGCCGGACACGCCCGGCCAGTCGATGAAACCGCCATCGCCTCGATGCTCGTCGATAATCTCCGGCTTGGCGTTCAGCAGCGGCATGAAGACGAACAGGTCGGAACCGCCGCCGCCGGTTACCACATCGTCTGGATCGGGTACGACTTCGTTCTTGTAGAACTTCGCATTCGCATCTTGCTCCGGCGAAGGCTCGCCGGCGTCTCCCAGCAGGTAGAACACCTGGTCGGCCGCCGTGCCCTGGATGACTTGCGGCCCTTCGCGCAGCACTACAGTCCGCTGGTCAGTAGTCTGCTGGTCAGTCTGCTGGTCAGCCTGGCTGGTGGCCGGCTGGCTGGGACCGGCAACCGGCGCAACGTGGTCTGTAACTGGCGGGGCAACTGGCGGGACAACTGGCGGGGCAACTGGCGGTGTAACTGGCGGTGTAACTGGCGGATTTGATTGCTGGAGTGCCGCGAGAGCGGCTTGCAGGCGTGCCACTTCCGCCCGGCTGTTTTCCAAAAGTTGAAGCACCGCCGGCATGGCCAGCGTCGCGTCATGGCACAAGTACCGACGGTGCTCCAGTTGTTCCAGCGACAAGAGGCGACATTTAGCTCCCACTGGCCCCTCCTTGCAATCCGCCGCTGGTCAACGGCGGATCGAATGCTCCATCGGCGTTCCAGAGCCGATCCTGCTGGCTCCTGTCGACCGATGTTGGTATGTGCGGCAGACTGTCTGTCCCGCCGCGAATTGCTGCCAATTTGAATAAGTCCGCCAATTGGGCCTGGAACATGGCCGCCTCGTGCTGGTTAATCGTGCGCGGCATCCAGGCTGAATTCGATTGTGTCATACTCACGACGAAATGGTCGAGTCCCACGATGAACGCCCTGGCCGTCTCGTTGGGGATTCTGGCCGGCGTGGGCTGGGGGTAATCGGCGTTCTCGCCCGTGTAATCGAACGTGACGGTGTACATGACCGGACTGGCGGCGACTAGCATTTCATCGCTGTGAGTGGCTTCCATCATGTTGGCTAGATCTTCCACCGTCGTGGTTTTGCTGACCGCTTTCTCGCGGAATTCGTTCTGCACCTTCTGCCGTTCGGCCAGTAGTGTTCCGGGCGCCCATTTGCGATGGTACGTAACCTCGTCGATCTCCTTGCCGATATTCTGCAGAAACGAATGGACGAACAAGAGTAATTGGTCGTCCCAGGCCGTCTCTGCCTGGAATTCGCGGCGCTTAACTAGTTCTTTCCGGTAGGCCATGATCTTGTGAATGATCACGTGAATGCTCTCGTTGGGGAACGTGCTGACAATCCCCGTGAAGGTATGCCGCATCTTCCCCGGCGCTGCTGCTTCCTTGAATACCGTGGGGTCGGACGCCATTAGTTTTTTTCTCCTTTACTGTTTTTCATGACGTGCCATGAAGATCCGATCTACCTGCCGCTCGATCAAGGTACCGGCTTCCCGATGATCTTCCCAGCCGGCCAGATCGCCGTTGGCCAATTGCTGAACGGCCACCCGATACAGGAACCCGACGAATGCGTCATGGTAGATGTTTTCATAAGACCGCTGAATTTTCTTTTTGCGGAACTCCGCCGCGGCGTAATCCTTGATCGCCAGGGCCAGCTTGGGTCCTTCCACGCCTGGGATCTTGAACCGGTCCGCTGCCAGGTCCTCCAGGACCTCCAGATAGACTTTCCGGTTCTCCGCTTCTTCCTTCACGCTCCCGCCGCTGTTCTCCCACCAATCGGCCCACAGTTGCGCGTAATCGGCTTCCAGCCTCGGCAGCACGGCCGGCTCGGTTTGTTCCGGCGCCGGCCGAGTGCGCCGCGCAATCGAGTATTCGAATTTCGGTTCACGTCTCTTCTCGAAAGGGCCGAAGACGGGCCTCCAGGCCGTCGAGCCGATTTTCCAACCGGCTTTTCAGGCCGGTCCGGCGAGCCACAAGCCAGCCGATAACTCCCAACACGAGTGCCGGCGGCCCGGAAAGCCCGATCGTACTAGCCAGCGTTCTCCAGAAAGACAGACTTTCCGCCTGCTCCAGCGCCGGACTGATCCGCTTGAGACGATCCAGCAAGTCGCCTTTTACCTCGTCCAGCTTCTCGGACAAGCTGCTCGTCTTGTTTTGCGTGTCCGCTATTTGCGTATGCATGGTTTGCAGATTGCCGGCCGTGGCT